GTTGGACTGATATAGATGATGTTGATTAAACACCAATTATTTTAATCTGAGATACAACCCCTCTCAGATTATGAATAATAGAAAATTTGCAGTACTCCCGTAGTTTCCTGCTAAGCTACTTAACCAATGAGTTGTCACTGATTAAGTCTGTGGAACACAGAGATATAAGAATATGTATGGATGTGATTGTTATGTTGTTATTGAACCATCTTACTGCTATACATTATATTCAATTTGTTGAATAGGTGCCCTATTTTGTAATAGATTATATTGTCCATTATTGGCTATATAGTTATTCATTCTATAATCAGGATTTATTAATCGTGGAATCGTCAATAGAGCATAAATCCATAGTGCGGATTCACACAATCCTTTCAAATTATCAAAAATTTTGCCAATAATTTCGATCTGTTGCGTAACTTGAATTGAAAAATTTTGGAACCATATCCAACTATCTTCAAACTTCTTCCACCATTCTGTTACTGTAACATTAAATGTAGTATACCAATAATCCGTTTCTCCTAGTGTAGATAAATTAGTTTGTGATGTACCTGATCCTAGATCTTCTATCAATATATGACAATCTTTCAAGGCAGTCACTTGAATTGTAATTTCACTTGGATAACTTCCTAAATTTTCAGAAGTAGGACCAGCATAGTGTCTTCCTATTACACCGGAATTTCCAATGAATGATACGAAAGCACATTCATTATTACTTTCTGCATGTACTTGAGCGTCTTTATTAGCACTAGGATATGCTAAATTGTTATTAGAATCAAAGTATCTACCCCATGTGTACATTGTACTATTATATAATAAATTTAACCTATTGTTGCTTATATCCTTGCATCTTATGTAGGTAGTACCTGTTATATTCAAAGTAATTTTTTCACCTGCTAATAGTGGTATATCTAACCAATTTACTTCACCCAATTCAGGATGATCATACTTTAATATAGGAATGTTTGAAGAAGTATTACCATTACTATAATATACATTTCCTTGTTTTATTTCATTATCCCGTGAATAATATGAAAATATAGCAGGATTAGGTGATACACTTCAATTTGCAATAGTAGGATTGTAAAATGTTACAATATATTCTACTTCTACTGTAAAATCTACAGTTTCTGCTGGTGTACCAGCTACTATAACATTAAAACAATATGATTCATCTGTACCTTCAGTGGGGAGATTAGTTGAATAACCTGTTAATGATGATCCATTTATGTGTATTGATCCGTATTGTTTAGCGGCAGACATGATTTTAGATCCTTTTTGGCAACAAAGTTGCTCAAATGTTTTTGTACCTGAAATGGCACTAAAATTAGAATTGTAAGTTAAAACATACAATCCTTTTGTCATTGCTGAACCGCCAAATCTTAAATATATGTTAACACCATGAATTTTATATTTTTCATATTGTAAACACATTTGTTTAAACCATGAAGGACCATTGGTACAGTCGAATCTTTTCTTGATTGTAACTAAACTTGTTCCTTGTGTAAAAGTATCTGAAAACCACATTTCCCGTTTTGTTAGCTTGACTGATTGAGTTTGTCCTACGACTCCTTTCATATTTATAACTTTGTTCAATTGTGATTTTCTGATTTTATTTCGTCTACGTCTACTATTGTTAGCTTTACGCTTATACAATTTATTTTTATTGTTGTTGTTGTTGCTAGTTTTGTTTGATTTGGTTGATTTATTTTGTGAGTTCATCGAGTTTTTTCCCAGCGCTAAAAGAAAAAACATCTGTTTGATAGAAATTTGGAATTGCTTTCCAATATATGTCTATAGTTATATTCAACCATTTTTCAAACATTTTATCATCGAAACTCTCCAATTCTAATTTCATTAGATTAGACAATTGTTGAGTATAATTATAATAAGTCTGAGTTTCATAATATAATTCAGGATGCCATTTGGCTTTAATTCTATCAACAACATTCTTGTCACGAACGTTTGTAATTCCTAACATTCTGATCTTCCTTTTAAAATCTTTGTCTGAATATTGCATAAAGCTTTTATCTTTATTGAAATGAATATGTTTTCGATAACTGTATTCAAATAAATTGTGTATCAAATCATGCTTTGGATATAGTAATGATAATGACATTAATTTAGCCGTTTGATATTTCCAATATAGAGGTTCATTAAAAGTTCTATTGACTAATACTCGATTAGGGTTAAAAGTGATTGCATCCATAAGTACTTTCCATGGTTTGATGCCGTCTACTACAAGATTATCTGGATTCCAAGTCATAGAAAGGAAACCAACTTCATGCAAATGATTAAATTCTTCTAATTTTACATCAAACCCTTGTGTGTATGAATAATCTACGACGTCCTGGTGATCTAGTCTAACTGTTGATTTTACTATACAATCATCACCTTCAAGGATGAATTTGAATTGCCCGCCACTGTGACTCTCTAGATTTTTGATATACATATAATTGTTTAGACTATTTCCCAATGATGTAAATGGAGAACCGCTAGCTCTACTTGTTTCTACACAGTAGGTGGGACCAGTTCGGCCGCATTTAAATATGAGAAAATCTGTATATTTTAGGAAGTACTTTGTCATACTGGGATAACACATGCTATAAAATAATTGTTCACCACACATTTGTATATCTTTGGTAGCTGCTGATTCAAAAGCGGTTTGATCAAAACCATATACAAAACCCTCACCTGCAAGTCGTTTTTCAATAACTTGAGGTCTTAATTCATATGGAATAGTTTTTATAGCGAAATCTTGATGGAAGAAAACTTGCCCCATGGCTTCTTGAAAGACTCCGAATATGAACTTATCTAAGTCTGAAGCTCCTGTGATATTTCTATCTCGTTTAGATTCTGGATAAGATTCATCTTTGATAAAAGCTGAAAATCTAGCTTCTTTAGCAATAGGATTATGTAATCCTTTCATAATTAATCTACCTTTTTCATCAAAGTACAACTTATCCCAATTTTCACGAAGTATTTCTAGCCAATTCATTAACGATAGATTTGTTTCTTGTTCGCAAATTTGTATCTTCTGTTTGGTTGTATATGATCTATGATTCATTATGAATTCTCGCATAGCTTCTAAATTAAATATTTGCCATTCAGGCTTGAACTGATCACGCAATTGATTGTAAAGATCTGTCATTATTTTCTTGTTCAATTCGTAATTAGGATTATAAGTAGGAGTTACATTACTTTGACAGACCCTCTCAGTTACTGCGCTATGCATATTATGATTACTGTGTAAATTAAAGAATTGTACATCAGCAGGGTTATTTATACAAAATTTTCTTATTACATAAGTATCCCGATCTTCAATAGAACTACCTTGGTTAAGACAACGATATTTCTTATACCTAGCACGTTTTGGTAATGGGTCCATATAAATAGTATTATTAAATTCATCACGTTTGATAAAATAATAATAAGTAGATCTATTTATATGTTTATTTAAAAATTTGATACTTCTATAGAAATACCTGAAACATCTATATGATCTAAACATTTTTCGAATAAATCGAAGAATGTTTTATTAACTATCTTACTATCGATGTTATCATTATTTAATATTGAATAAATTTTTAATATTTCTTCATTATGTAATTCTTTTCCTAATTGTAAAATAGTTTTAAGTTGTAAATCATATACAGAAGATTGATTATTGCATTGAAGTACATCTTCATTATATTGATTGAAATAATAATGTATTATTTCTTCATTTTCTTTATTATTTTCGATATGATCTACTATACTTTCTACATTAGTAATTGAATATGTTTCAGATTTCTTTGAATTAGCGATTTTGGAAATTTGATTATGAATCTTAGATTGTAACTTGTCCATTTTAGATAATATATTATAATACAATGATTTCATCTCATTAGTATTGATATTTACATTAAATTTATTTTTAATTGATTCGAGTGTAAACTTTCTAAATTGGACATCTGAATAATTTCTTCTTATGAATAATTTAGCCATTTTCATAATCATTGAAGCTGCATTCTTGATATTATTAAATTTAGTTTTAAGTAAATGAAGATCTTCTAAAATAGTTTTAATAATTTTGTTATTATTGACATTATATTTCATGGTAATCTTTTTGAAAAGATTAGCAATTTCAGA